TGAGAATAATGTAATACCACCCAGAATCATTATTGATATTGATGATATTGTAGCTAGTGAACATATTCCAAAATTCAATTTCGCAAGAAAAGACTATGCAGATAACAAGAGATTTGAGAACTTAAAAACTGTAGTTAATATGAGTGACGAATTTCATGTTTGCTCGGAATATATGGTAGAATATTATAAAGAAGCAATGGGATTTGATAGGGTTACACATCGTCCAAATTTAATGCCTAAGTCTATTTTTGATGGATATTTTGATATCAATAAAATTGCAGATCGTTTTGAAAAAAATAAGAAAAAACCACGCATTTTATGGATTGGGTCTTGGTCGCACATCGATAGATTGGGGAATGGTAAGGGTGAGGATGATTTTCATAAACTAGAGAAATTCATAAAATCAACATTAGATGATTATCAATGGATTTTCTTTGGGGCGTTTCCTATGTGGTTATCAAGCGAAGTCGCTGAAGGTAAAGTTGAATTTCTTGAATGGGTTTCCGTTCCAGATTTCCCTCAAAAGATGTTAAGTCTTGAACCATCATTGGTTATTGCACCATTAGCTGATAATACTTTTAATAAAGCTAAGTCCAATATCAAATTAACAGAAGCTGGAGCATTGGGAATTGCTGGTGTGTATCAGAATTTAGATCCATATAAAGATGCACCATTAAAATTCGACACTACCGATGAAATGGCTGACCAGATTAAATATCTTTTGAGTGACTTTGGTGTGTATAAAAAGGTTGTTTCTGAGATGAGGGAATACGCTGAGGATTATTTCATTGAGAACAACTTTAGATATCTACAAGCACTATTTTTCACTCCAGAAGGGTCTTATGAAAGACAAATCAATCCATTTCGTGGGTTGAAAAGTAAAAAGTAAATGATACAATCGTCGTATGTGGAGAAACTGCTACTATGACAACAAAAAGTCAGTAATACATGAATTTACTTGGGATGAGTCTGGTAATCGAGTCGAGGTTACCAGACCATTTAAACCATTTTTATTATTAGAGACAGAAAAGAAGACAGATATTTTATCAGTCTACGATACATATTTGTATCTTAAAGAATTTAATAGTTCATATGAACGATACAAATTTGTCAAATTCTGTGAAGAAAGAATCTTCTTCAACTTAGCACCAGAGCAACAATATCTAATCGGTAGATATAGAAAGGTTGATAAATCGGAATTTTCTAAACACGAATTACGAACATTCTTTTTGGATATTGAGTGTCCAGCAGAATTGGAGTTCCCGACACCAGACAAGGCAAAGTATGAAATCGATGTTTTGACCTTATATGATACTCTAACTAAGAAGTTTTATATTTGGGGAAAATATGAATACACTCCCGATAATATTGCAGATGAGGTTGAGAAACTCGGTGGAACGATAGATCCAGTAACCGAAGATGATGTTGTTTATTTCCACATCGAGGATGAAAAAGACAGACTAGAACATTTTGTTTCTTTCTGGGAGGAGAATTGTCCAGATGTATATACTGGATGGAATACTGATGGATTCGATACAGAATACATCATGAATCGTGTCCAATTAATTTTGGGTAAAAACCAACACAGAAGGTTTAGTCCAGTTGGTAAAGTCATTAGCCGTGAGACTGTCGATGATTTTGGTAATGTGGCGGTAAAATATGATATCAAGGGTGTAAACTCTATGGATTATATGGACATCTTTAAAACTTTCACATTCGGAAAAGAAAGAGAAAGTTGGAAATTGGATGACGTTGCATCTGATATTTTGTCATGCGGAAAAATTGATTTGAATGGCGTATCCTTGTTCAAGATGTCACGAACACAATGGAAGAAATACGTTGCATATAACATTGTTGACGTAGCACTTTTAGTGTCTATGGATAAGAAGTTGGATTTCATCTCTATTGGTCGTGAGACTGCATATGAAGGGTTTTCAAACATAACAGACTGTCTTGGTAAGATTGTAACGATTACTGGATCTATTGCTAAATATGGTCTTGAGGAAAATCGAGTGATTGAGACTTCTAAAGCACACGAGAACGTGCCGTTTGCTGGTGGTTTTGTGAAAGAACCAGAACCACGGATGAGGAATAACATTATGACATTTGATGCCACCTCTCTATATCCATCTAATATGCTAACATTAGGAACTAGTCATGAAACTTGTATTGGTAAGATCTTACAAGAGAATGATGAGTATATCATTTATGAATTGCATGGGGACACCAAGAAAATGAAACGTGAAAGTTTCTTTAGTTTCTTACGTGACATGAAATACTGCATCTCATGCTCAAATGTTATTTTTGACCAGAACAAAGAAGGTATCATCAACAAATTTGTTCAAAAGCAATTTGATAACAAACAGCGTTTCTCTAAACTTTCTAAGAAGGCACTAGCAGAAGGCGATGAAGAAATGGCAAAAGAATATGCAAGACGTGGACAGATTACAAAGATTTTCTTGAACTCATGTTATGGTGTTATTTCTGCATCTAAATCCCCACTATATAACTTGGATATTGCTGAGTCGATTACTCTTACTGGTCAAAGCATGATTAAGGAGGCATCGAGGGTTGTTAATGAGTTTGCTAGAAAACATTTCGGGGCAACAACTGATGTTGTTATTGGTGGTGACACAGACTCAATCTTTTTGGACTTCTCTGAATGTCTGGAGAACAAAGGACAAGTGATGTTTGAGAATGACGAATTGTCTGAGTATGGTAAAAAACTTAGTGATTTGTTCACAAAAGTCATCAACGAGGGAACTAATAAATGGGCAAGGGAACATATGTGCTGTATTAACCCAAGATACAATTTTGAAAGAGAAAAGGCATCTAGTTCTGCGTTATTCTTTGCTAAGAAACAATATGCATATTATGTAAATGATAATGAAGGTTTCCCAGTTCCGCCAGAGAAACGTATGAAATATACTGGTCTTAAAGTTATCCGAAGCGAATATAGCCAAATGCTGAAAGATATGATGAATGAATTGTATCATACAACATTGTCGCAATATTTGAAACTGGGTCACGAAGAATGTGGTAAATTGATGAAAGATACAGTATTGGAACATAAAAGGAAATTCTATAATGCTCCATTTTTCGATATCTCTAAGAGACAAAAGGCAAATAATTTACAGAAATATGAGAAAGAATTTGGTGAAGGTGAACACAGATACGGACATGGATTACATTGTCCAGCACAAGTAAATGCCACTATTTGTCATAATAGATTATTAGAGGATCTGAAACTAGAAGGTAAATATGATAAACATCTGAGTGGTGATAAGATTTTGTGGTGTTACACAAAAGTTCCAAACAGATGGGGTATTAAAAACTGTGCTAGTGTTGCTGATGGTAGTGGGTATCCACCAGAATTTTGTTTAGAACCAGATGTTGATAAACAGTTTGAGAAACTTTACTTACCAGTTGTGACTCAATTGTTTAAAGTAGTTGGTTGGGAATTACCAAATCTTAAATATGAAGAGTTTGTAGATTTAAACGATTTATTTATGTAAAAGATTTGACAAATAGAACACGCCCCATAGTTAGGTATATGGACATTAAAATTTATTTAACACCGACTATGGGGTTCTTGATTACTGAAGTTTATGCTGAAGACGATGACAGTCTTTTCATCAGAAATCCACGATACCTACAAGCATACATTGTCCCAGATGGACAAAATTCGCAAAAACTTAGCATTCAACTAAGTCCAGTAATTTATCGTGAATTGTTGAAAGATGGAGTTGAGTTTGAAACAAAACTTAAAAAATCTGAATACCAAGATGTGAGTGATATGTTTAATGATCACGCATTCGATATGTATCAAGGAATCGAAGGAACGCTTAAAGACGCATATGATTCTGATGATGAAGAAGAATGTGATAAGTGTGGATCAGATTGTGATTGTGATAGTGACTCTATCGTCGAATTTAAAAAAGATTAGGGTTTAGGAAAGTTCGCACTAAATAAATCCAAAAATAAATAGCTATTATTATGGGAAAACAGAAGAAATCAAAAGGATCGTTATTTGAACGTATTAGTGGAGTTAATACTCTGGGAGACAACGCATCAATCTTAAAGAACTCTAAGTTCTTTGTTGATGAGTTTTATGATACTGGGATACCCGCCATTAATCTGGCATTATCTGCTAAAATTAATGGTGGGTTCTCTCGTGGATCTACTCTAATTGCTGGTGATTCTAAAACATTCAAAACATTATTCATGCTGGAGATGGCATCATCATATCTAAAAGCACTTGATGATGCTATCTTCGTGTATTACGATGTTGAGTTTGGTTCAAATTCGTCAACAATGGAGAGTGTGGGTATTGATACTAGTAGAGTTTATCACAAACCAGTAACTACAGTTGAGGCACTAAAGATTGATTTAGCCAATTTATTAAATGAAATTGGTGAGGATGATAATGTTATCATCGGTATCGATTCTCTCGGTGCAATCGCATCAGAAAAAGAAATCGAGGATGCAGAGGAGGGTAAAAATGTCGCTGATATGACCAGAGCTAAAATGATGAAATCATTCTGGCGTGTTGTCAACCCAAAACTAAATATTAAAAAAGTTCCACTTATCGCAATTGGACAAACATACCAAACTCAAGAAATGTTCTCCAAAGATGTAGTGTCTGGTGGTAAAGGGATGATCTACTTCCCAAATAACATTTGGATGGTTGGGAAACAACAAATCAAGAATCAGACAACAAAAGAACGACTTGGTAGTATCTTCAAAATTAAAGTTGTTAAAGGTCGTTTGGTTAAGGAGGATTCTATTTTTCCGATTGAAGTTACCTTTGAAGATGGTATCAATAGGTTTTCTGCTTTACTCGATATCGCACTTTCTCTTGGATATGTTCGTGCAGAGAAAAAGGGGTGGTTTACTCATGATGGGGTAGACAAAAATTATCGAAGGGCGGATACTAATAACATTAATTTTTGGAAACCACTTTTGACTAATAAATCCTTTTTAGAAGATGTGGAAGCACTCTATGCTCTTGGTTCTTTGAAACAAGTCGATACTGTTGATATCAGCGATATGATTGAGGAAGTTTATGTTGATGTTGATGAAGACAACAACGAAATCGAGAAACCTAAAGTTAAGGAATACAAGATGAAAAAGTCTAAAGAATAATTTTTTTCATAATAATAGCACACACAACACCTCCAGATTTAATATATTTCTGGGGGTGTTGTTTTTTTGACAAATAAATTTTTATATGCTAAACTAGCTCTGTGGAAAAATTTAATTTAGAATTTATAGAAGATGTCATAGCATATGCCTCGTTTTTGGGGGAAGATAAGGAAATTATTTTTCCTTCGATTGTTGATTATATTTCTGAACACACAATCATCAATGATAGAAATAGGAATGTATTGTTCAAAGCTAAGGATTTTTTCGTAGAAAATAAGGCACTACCATCAATCTATGATCTGAAGGCAGTCATGGTGACTGATGAGGAAATGGATATGTATTCCACTTATCTGAAAAATTTTAAGAATTTCAAGAAACACGAATTTACCAGAACTGTTCTGTTTAAATATATCGAGGAGTTTTTTAGGCAAAGAATTATCAATAACATCATGACCGAATCATTCATCAAGTCTAATGCTGGTGAGGAATTGGAAATTGAGGAGATTTATTTTAACATCGAAGAGGCAATGGGTATCAAACTCTGTGATGATTTGGGGTTGGATCTGTTTCGTGATGTTGATGATTATATCGAAACTCTAAAAGATATTGATGGACGTATATCTACTGGATTCCCTTGGTTGGATGAGCAATTGGGTGGTGGATTCCTCGCATCTGGGTCTGCTCTCTATACATTAGCATCTCCATCAAACTTGGGTAAATCGAACTTTATTAAGAGTCTTGCTTGTAATGCGGTTGATGATGGTAAGAATGTCTTAGTTGTTAGTCTAGAGATGTCACGTTATATTTATGCGAACCGATTTGTGGCAGAGATGGCAAACTTACCAATTGGTAGGTTGGTTGAGAATGAAGCTAAAGCAAGAGAGTTCTTATCTGGTGCTGAAGGTGAGGGTAAAGGTAGACTTATTATTAAGGATTTTCCTACTGGGTCTTTAACATCTTCTGCATTGTGGGCATACATTACAAAAACCCAGAAACAAATGGGATTTGAGTTTGATGTTATTTTTGTCGATTATCCAGAGTTAATGAAACCAACTCTTACGTTTAATGGTCGTCACGACCTCGCTGTGGGTAATTTGTATGTTGAGGTAAGGGCATTGTCGTTTTATCTCGAAACCCCTATATGCGTGGTTGCACAGCTTAATAGGGAGGGTTATGGGGAGAAACAACCAACTATGACATCAATTGGTTCTTCTATCGGAATTATCACTTGTTCTGATTTTGTTGGATTCTTATACACAAACGAAGAACAAAAGGCATTAAATCAAATCAGTATGTCGGTTGGTAAGTCCAGATTCGGACCAGTTAATAAATCGAAAAGGTTTAAAGTTTGTCAAGACACACTACGAATTATCGAAGCTCCATATGAGGAAGAAGTATCCCCAGACGAATTATCCATTAGTCTTAGTGGTGATGGCTCTGATCCTATCGACCCAAATGATTTCTTTTCCAACATTTTCGAGGATTAAAAAAAATGACAAAAAATTTGTTTTATAGTGTTGTCGTGTTATAATTAGAACGTATGAAGAAAACAATTAATACATTATTGACATTAGGTGCTATTCTATTCACTCCACTAGCAACTGCTGGTGACAAGGTAGTTCAACCAGTTCCAGAAGTCCAAGATACCGCATGGTTCATGGCTGGATCTGTTGGATATGCCGATGAGTTAGATGACGCAATCTATACGATGCAACTTGGTCATCGCTGGGATAAGCATTCTATCTTCCTTGAAGTTGGATATGCTACTGCGAGTGATGGCAATTTTGACTTCGATTACACTCCAGTTACATTGAACTATCAGTTCGATGAGCAAATTGGCGATACTGCATTCGGTTATTATGCTGGTGCTGGTGTTGGTGTTGCATTCAGTCGTGTTGACTTTTATGGTGATAATATCATCGAGTCATCCGATTTTATGGCACAAGCATTCGTTGGTTTGACCTATACTGTAACAGAAGACCTTTCTGTATATAGTGGAGTAAAATACCAATGGCTTGATATTGATGGAGATCAAGATCAATTCGTTTACGACCTTGGATTGAAGTTTGAATTTTAATTCAGTCGTTTCACTAAATAAGAGTGGAGGGTAAAAACTCCGATCTATAATGTGTGGATGGTATAGACCACACCTCTTTTCAAATAACACCGATAGCTCAGAGTTAGAGCGGGCTTCTGAACAAAGCTGTCAGTCGGGGGGTTAGATTCCCCCCTCGGTGAGTTATTTGCATTATCCGAATAGGTGGCATAAATAGTGCCATGAACGTATTAGATTTAAACAATGGGGATAATACTACAAATTCATTAGACCTAATTTGTAATGCAGAAAACGAAATTCAATTGGGTGCTATAATAACATTAGTATCTTTACTTAATAAAAAGTTTTATAGTCCAGTTGCATTTATCTCAGAATATATAAAGAATAAAGAATTACAAAAGTTAATAGAAGTAGTAACTGGATATGGATATTTCGAGTTCATGGTATTATTTCTACACAACTTCAAGACAGTAGCAAAATCACGAAAATTAAAAAGAATACTAGATGAACAAAACGGAACAAGTTAGTAATGAGACTAAAAGGGTATATAACGATTATTTAGCTAGTTGTAGATCCTTTAAAAGAAAACCTTTCAAAATTAGAAAGGATTTCAATAAATTTGAGAAGAATGATTACTATCGTAAATATGTTTATCTGGCTAAGTGGTTTAAATTACACCCAGAGATTAACAGACAACTCTACTTTGAAGCTACTCTTTATTTCAATTCCGATTTGGATATTGTGCCTATTGCTGATTATTGTAAACCAAAGGCATTGAAAAACTATTTCCAGTATCTAAAAATGTTAGAAACATTAGATCTGGATAACATTAAATCTTTAACTATTTGCAAAGAAGGATTTGTTTTTATTTCTAAGTTCTGTAAAGAACAAGGTATAAATGTAAGTGAATATATTACATTTAGAGAAGATCCTACTTTCAATTATACATTTTTGAAGCATATAAAAAATAATAACATTTCGGTGTATCAAATTTTTGCATTTGATGATGCATATGCTATACTGAAGACGTTATACAGAGATATGGAACTCTGGAACTTTTATATAGGTTCAAATACACCATTGTTTTATTTGCAAAGATACAATAATAGTGTAAAATATAAACAACTTGCAAAACAAGCAATCCTAAAAATACAAAGTAAACTAAATTAAATATAAATCAAAAAATAAATTAAAGTTATGAACGAATTAGACGCACTATACGCAAAGGCAGAAAAGGCAACAAAAGAACTTGAGGAGAAAACAAGTCCAAACTCAACAACATATAAACGAGACGAGCGGATCATGGATACCAAAGGGACACGGACAATTTATTTCCGTATGTTCCCAGACATGGTATCAGAGAATGTGAAATTCGATCTACCATACAACATTAACATTATTAAATCTGTAGTTACTGGCAAGAACATTTATGCTGGGACTAATCCATCATACGTTGGTCGTGATGATTTCTGGAAAGAGAAGCAACTTGACCTATGGGATCAAGACCAAATGGACAAGGCAAAATTGCTTTATCCAACACCACGGAAAGTTGTTAATGTTTATATTATCAAAGATACTGGTGATGAAGAGAATAATGGTAAGTTTAAAGTGTATGCATATAACAACAAACCAGTTGATCCAAAACGTCCAAAGGCTGGTAGTCCAATTCCAAAAGGAATTGATCGGTTCTTGAAACGTATGGAAGAAGAATGGGATGACAAGAAAGGAAAAAATCCTTTTAATTTTCCTATGAAAAACTTCTATTCTTTGGGTGAAGATGGTGTTACATTCCGTATGGAAATTGTTGAGTCACAAAACAAAAATGAGTTTGCTGATGTCACAGTATCTGTAATCAAAGCTGGTGAGCCAGTAGCTGGATTTGTAGGATTGCCACAAGATTCACTTCTTAAAGTATACAAGAAGAAGGGTTATGCTCTTGAAGAATTTGTGGATGAACCAAAATCCGATGAAGAGTTGGAGAAAATCTACAAACGTCACGTCCTTGGAATTTCTTCTAATAGTAATTCAAATTACTTTGATGGTGTTGATGACGATGAAGATGGAGAAGTTTCATCAAATCCAGTAACCGATTCATCAGTTGATAGTGTTCTCAGCGAACTAGAAAATGCTTCAAGTTCATCTAATGATCCTATCGAGAGTGATAGTGATGATACAGATGAAGAGATTCGTAAACTATTAGCAGAAATGTAAAATGGATAATGATGATTTAGATTTGATTGCTGGTTTTGCTCAGATGTTAAATTCAGAGACTCAGCAACAAAATGCTAGAATCCAAAATCCTAATGAGGGGGAGTTAATCCCCCCCATTAAAATTGGAGATATAGCACCAAATGCGCAACCACCAGTTAATCCAGTATCAGAGAATGGTGAGGTTCGACCATTACCAGTTGAAAATGTCCTTAATGATAAAGGACAGTTGGTAGATTCGGAAGGTGTTATTGATATTCCACCAGAATTACTTGCTAATGTTGGTGTTCGTCCACAAGCAGAAAATGTTGGTGTTCGTCCACAAACACCGATCCAACAACCCCAACCAGCAGTTGCTCCTCAAAATAGAGTAGATGATATTGGTGTTAATGAAGTATTCCATCCAGATATGCAATCCGTCATCTTGAGAATGCTAACCACTATGGTTAAGAATCAAGAGAAGATTATTAAAATTCTGGTAGAGAATGAAAAAGTGTCGGCTAAACAAAAAGTTACTCCCAGAAAGCCGAGGGGGAATGATGATAAAAAATGATGTTGTAAAATAATATATGTGTGTTAAGATAGTCTCATACCCATAATAAGGTATGGGACTATTTTTATGAAAACGACAAAAGATATACACGTTAATAGATTGGGGTTTGTAAGAGAGTTTTTAGACTCTATTATTGCATTTAATAAAACCAATGAGTTTTTACCAATTTACATCCATAATGGTAAGTTGGTAACTGTATGTTCGTTAAGTATTCAAGGGAATGCTGGGAGTATCGGATTGTGTGTTGAACATTCATTACTAGAAAACAACATTGATGATGGTGAGGTATTTTATATTCAAGATCCAGTTAAACTCAAAAAGTTAGCAATGATTGCTTCTTCTGATAGATTGCATATTAGGTTTACTAAAAACCAACTTATTGCTGTTGGTGGCGATCTGAAGTTTACTTGTAACTTGTATGACCCAATGTTGGCATCGAAGACTATGAGGTTCTGGAAACCAGAGAAGTTTGATAAATTCAAAACAAATATCCAGAAGGGAACAATAATTGATCAAGAGACTCTAGGACGTATCCACAAGATTATTTCAGCTACTGATGATGACTTGGCTACAATAACGACATATGATGGATCTAAAGACTTCTACACGCTAAGTATTGGCGATACAGACTCATTCTCTGGTGGTATTAATATCGCATTCGATGGGAGTAAAGATTGCTTAAATGATGGAACTGTATTTAACAAAAACGTATTTAATGTAATGCGTAGGGGAGACATCACTTTTTCTGAAACTACTGATGGTAATATTGTAGTTCTCAAAGAACAAACAGAGTTGACAACTAAATATTGTATCATAACTAAGATTAGAAAAAATGTCTAAACCGAATAATGATTCCAAATTATATAAGCAGTCCTATATGCTTAAAAGATTAAGAGATTCTGGCTACAAAGCGGATAAACTAATTGGTTTATCCGATCCGAACTCTCTTAAAAATGATTTGAAAAAAATATCATCTAAACTATTCATCCCATCCAGAACCTATACTGGTGATGAGATTTTTGAAAAATTGGTTGAGTTTAGGGCTGATCTAGTTCGTTTTATGTATATCCCACCATCCTATAATTTAAGAGATTGTAGGATGTGGACTATAATCATCGATAGTGGTGGTGATAGTGTATTGCTTACATTCTATAAGAATGCAAAAAGTTTAGCTGAAAACTACGAGGAATATGGGAATGATTATTTCGAGATTTATGATGGTGGGCAGTATGTAAGACCACTTCGTAAAAGGATAAAGACATTCAGTTTTGAGGTTATTAGCCAAGAGTTAAATAACATGGGTATTATTAAAAAGTATAATAATGAATAATTAAAATTGT